TGGCAAGAGCTATACTAAACAAAAAAATACTGTAGTAATAAATATTAATAGTCGAATTGTGGCCGATTTATTGAGGGCAATATGCCCCGGCAAGTCTGCAACCAAATTGATTGATCATCAAATAATATTTTCTAATGAAGCATTTCTTAAGGGTGTTATTGAAGGATATTGGAATGGGGACGGTCATATTCGCATGTCAGATCAGTGGGCGTCCGCACACTGCATTAATCAGTCATTATTGAATCAAATCAGATTAGGGTTATCATATTTCAACATATCATCTTCATTGATGAATGGAAGTCAAGATAATGACTATAAACTTAATATGAGTGGTGATAATTTTAGACAATTTATGTTTGAGTTTTATCATAAAACATTACCAGATTCAGACAGAAAGCAAAATTTAACTAATGATGATGAAAAATCTATATGTAATATATTATCTATGAAGAATGGAGAATACAATGGGTATGTATACAATTTAGAGGTTGAAGAAGATAACTCCTATTCTTTATTGAATGCTACAGTACATAATTGTTTCAGCAATGATTCTAATGGATTTTTTAAACGCAGCCTGATTGAGTCCTGTGTATTGTCTAATGAGAATGAAATTACTTTACCAAGTGGCAAGATCGAGTTTAGTGCTGCATTAAGGGGACACAAAGACTGTCAGTATGTATATGGCATAGATCCCGCATCTGAGGTTGATAACTTCTCTATTGTTATCTTAGAACACCACCCAGATCACCGGCGCATAGTATACTCATGGACTACTAATAGAAAAGAGCATAAGGAGCGCATTAGAAAGGGTCTTAGCAAAGAGACCGATTTTTATTCGTACTGTGGTCGAAAAATTCGGGAGTTAATGAAGGTGTTTCCATGTGAGCGTATAGCTATGGACTCGCAGGGTGGCGGCATAGCTGTAAGTGAGGCATTGCACGATCTAGATAAGATTGATACGGAAGAGGGTGAAGTCCAGATCTGGCCAACTATAGAAGCTGGTAAACCTCAAGATACAGATGGTGAGCCGGGACTACATATCATAGAGATGATTAATTTTTCTAGTTCAGACTGGACTTCCGAGGCTAATCACGGCCTAAGAAAAGACTTTGAAGACAAAGCATGCCTGTTTCCATTTTTTGATACAGTTAGTTTGGGATTGGCTAAAATCATAGATGATCAGGGTGATAGGCTTTATGATACACTGGAAGACTGTCTGATGGAGATAGAAGAACTTAAGAATGAGCTGTCTACTATTGCTATTACCCAAACCCTTAATGGTCGAGACAGGTGGGACACTCCTGAGGTTAAGTTACCAGGAAATAAAAAGGGGCGATTAAGAAAAGACAGGTATTCCTCATTGGTTATGGCCAATATGGTTTCTAGGCAGATGGCACGTAATCCTGAGAAGTATTTTACCACCGCAATCGGCGGTTGGGCTGGCTCAGCTAAAGCAGCCGGGGACAAACGGGACTATGTGGGATCGAGCTGGCTGGCAGAGGGTTTAAGTGATATTTACTAGGAAATGGTGTATAATAAGATGTAATACTATTACATTCACAATACAATGGGAACGGTTATGAGTAAAGAAAAAATGTATGAAACGGGCGAAGGTGCTTTTGCAGCTTATGGTGCCCAAGTAGAAGAGGATGTTAATAATCAAATGATTCCTCGCGGCAGGGCCGTCGCTAGCGCTGGTCAGCGCACATTCGTGAGTCATGAACCTAATATATCTGTCAAGAGCGACTATAATCAAAGAGACTATGACTATTTTCGTCCATCTACGGCAATCCCCCAGCGCAAAGAAGACATTATTGCAATGTGTATGATAGCCTACAAAAAAGTGGGTCTAGTCAAAAACGTCATTGATCTCATGGGTGATTTTGGTGCCCAGGGTATTCGCCTACAGCACCCCAATAGCAATCTTCAACAATTCTACAATACGTGGTGGGGAAAAGTTGGTGGTCTAGAAAGATCCGAGCGATTCCTTAACTCTCTATATAGATGTGGCCAAGTCATAGTTAAAAAGAGCTACGGCAAGGTATCCAACTTTCAAGAGCGTAAAATGAAGAAAGGGTTGGCAGACGACGTTAAACTCGAACGAGTTAAAACAAAGCCGCGAGAAGTACCCCTAAAATATAAATTCATCAACCCTCTATCTGTCGAGGTTGTTGCAGGCGATCTAGCCCAGTTCGTAGGCGCACCCGCCTTAGGACTAAAAATTAGTGCAAAACTCAGAACGGCTGTTAGCATGGCCTTAAAGCAGAGAGATAATATGGCTCCTGCTGTTAAGAAGATGTTGAGCAAGATTCCCAAGGATGTCCTAGCTGCTATTAAGCGGGGGGATAGAGTCTTACCACTAGATTCTGATAAGGTTGACGTATACTACTACAAAAAAGACGATTGGGAATTATGGGCTGACCCAATGTGTTATTGTATCCTAGATGACCTCCTAATGTTGAATCAGCTAAAGCTGGCAGATAGATCCGCACTCGACGGCGCTATTTCAAATATTAGATTATGGAAGCTGGGTATTATTGGCGATAGTCCTGCAAATAGTATTCTACCTACAAAAACCGCCATTAACAAGTTAAGAGGTATCTTAGCCAACAATGTGGGTGGTGGTACAATGGATCTTGTCTGGGGGCCAGAGCTTAGCTTTGAGGAGTCCAACAGTCAAGTGTGGCGTTGGTTAGGGTCAGAAAAGTATGACATTACTATTACAGGTATATATGAGGGTATGGGTATTCCTGCCTCTTTACGAGGTACAAGTAAGGGTTCTACTAATACTAGCAGCTTTATTGGTCTAAATACTTTGGTTAAGCGACTACAGTATGGTCGCGACATGCTTGTTAAGTTCTGGAACGCAGAATTAAAATATGTACATAAAGCTATGGGTTTTGCAGGCCCGCCGCCCCAAATCATGTTCGATTTCATGGCGCTGGCAGATGAGCCCGCTGAGAGACAACTCCTAATTAACTTATGGGATAGAGACATTATATCTGATGATACGATCCTAGAATTGTTTGGTAGATTGCCCAAGGTAGAGAAAGCCCGCGTTAAATCTGAGGGCAAAGAAAGAGACTTTGAGAGAATGCCTTATAAAGCCAGCCCGTATCATAATCCTGACAAAGAGCATGAATATCGCAAGATCTTGCTACAAAGTGGAGAAGTTACACCTACTGAGATTGGTATCGACCTGGATGATCGAAAAGAGGGCGAAGAGACGCGCCTCGAAAAAATGGAGCAGACACAGGTTAAATTGAAAGAATTGGACATTAAGAAGCAAAAAGAGTCTAAGCCTCCTGGTACGGGTGGTAGACCCAAAAATGTGACTGAGACTAAGAAACGTAAACCTAAGCCCACAAATAAGCCGTCTACCAAGGCATTTGTAAACATTCTAATGTGGGCCAATTCTGCCCAGGATGAGATATCCACTATCATTACTCCTTCCCTATTATATGCGTATAATAAGAAAAATATGAGGAGCTTGTCCAGGGATGAGTCTGTCCAGGTGGCTGCCACTAAATTCAATATGTTGTGCTATTTAGCGCCATATGACGATATTACTCCCGAAAAAGTCCACGAAGCCCTACTATATTCTAAGGGTGACAAGGTAGTGGATGATATTGTAAAAACGTTCGTGGTCGAGTTTGTACTTCAGCACGACAGACAGCCTAAGGTTGAGGAGATGCGTCAGATTTATTCTAGCTCGTATGCTTTACTGTATGAAGCAGAAAATGCTTAAATAGGTCGTTTTTATAGTTTTTTTAAATAAATGGTGTATAATACACTGAGGTATAAAATATGATTCCTATTTTTCAATATGAAACCAAAGCTGGAATAGCCGAAGCAGTCCGCTCAAGTGGTTCCCTAAGTTATGCATCTCTTGTGAGCCCTGTAGAACTTAGTGATGACAAAACTGAACAATTCAAACAGATGCTTGAATCGAACGCAGCAGCTAATCCCAATCAATTCGATCTATTCTATCTTGAGTCTGTATTGGCTTCGGTAGGATGGAATCATAACGATGACGTGTTTGATGCCAATGAAATTTGGACCGCACGCAGCTCTCCTATAGATAAACAATTCAACTATATGCACGACG